TCTACTGGATCGTAATGTTTTTTCCAGTTTCCGTATTTTTCAGTGGCTATATCAGCAAGGGCCAGTTCAGACTCTGACGGACCCGGATACTTAGGTTCCGGGAACTTAAAGTCCGGCATACTGGGCGGTGGAGTGTAGACAGGGGCTTTTGGTTTACACATTAGCCGTATCCTTTACATACCATGAGCCACCTTCAATAAACCCCATACGGCGTTTCAGAAAACTCCCAAGCCGGCTTTGGTAGGTTTCTTCAAAACCGTTTGAGGCGCCGATATTGACTTCTGAACAACCTTTGGCTTTACCCCAATAAATAAATTCCTGCATCATTCGGAAAGCGTCGCGGGATTTACGCGCCACAGGGTGGGTAAACACCCCGTAATCTGTCGCCATTGTTTCAGTTGAAAATGAGTAAGAACTTATACCGCCAAGAAAGGCAGACATCACCATATCTTCTTGAACACCTACCCAACAAAATGAGTTGTCGTCTTCAATGCAACGGCGAATAAGATTCCATGCAGTATTATTATCAAATGAAATTTTTGAATACCGACCAGATGCGTGCATCATTTTCGTCAGCGCAAAAATCTCAGGAATATCGTGCAGTGTTCCGGGGCGAATCATTTAAATACCCCCATACTGCGCTACACGCACTCGCGTAGTGCTGCCATCACGCGCACGCGTACGAGCGCGATCAACACCACGAATAAACATTTGGTTATAGATCGCCCCGCCCTGGGGATCAGACCACAGTTTCCCCGGCATCATCATTAGATACCCTATTGCACCGTTGGCTAGAGTCTGTCCGTGTTGGGCCATTAACGCCGTATCCATCACATCTTTACCTAGCACCGGCATGATAGAAAGTCGGACACGGACTTCTTGAACCGTGTCGGGGTTGGGATATAACGTCAAGGTACCCGGAAGTCTTTCGGTAAAGACAATCGGTACACCGTCTTTAGTCGGGTCTTCGTGGTCTGCAACAACACGGTCCCAGGAAGTGGGTTTAAGGTATTCGTCATTGTGACGAACATATTCCACTCGGGTGCGTTCAGTATCAGTAGGCAGGGTATAGGTATAGTCTGCAGTACCGACGACTGTATTAAAGGTGTACTCGTATTTCCAGCAATCCGATTCAGAGCACATGGTTCTTGCCGCGCGATTTAGTTGCTGTGTAGCAAGTAAATCCGACACCATTGGCAGGCTATTAGTGATGTACGGGGTAAGGTCAGATAAGGCAGCCATTAGCCAATCGCCGGGGGATTAGTTTGTTCACTAGCAGCAAGCAACGCCAGTCCTTTCATAAACTGGTCGTAAAACATACTTGCCATACCTTGATTAGAAGCGTCCTCGGAATCCTTTTGATAGGCACGGTAAAGTACATAGTCCACTAAAGGTGCCCGATAAAAATCCGGAACAGACATCGTATCCAGAGGATCATCAACCTCTGGTGGAATTGCGCTGTAAAGAATAACTACTGATCCGGTTCCGTTATTTGGCGGATAGGTATAAAACGCCAAAGGATCGTAGTCATCGTAAGTAAATTGCGTGACTGCTTGGGTAGCCGTCATCGCATGCCAATCAGGATCAACACCGTCGAGGTCTTCTCGAGCAGTTTGGCGAATAACTTTTGAGCCGGTTGAAGTAGAGTTACGAATTACATCCAGAAGCTGAACCGTATCTGTCGGCATTGTCTGCCGAGTCCCTGCTGACAACGTATGGTCAACCGTACGCGAAAAGGCGTTGGGTTTATTTTTTACAATTACCCGTTGCGCTTCGCTCAGATGAGACAGAAGTTCCGCAAGACTCCAACGGACATTACCTGGGTCCTGTAGTGTTTGCTCAACTTCATCAATGATTACTTGTGCAAGCACAATTGCTCCTAAAAAACGTCATGACGGGGGTCCCATAACAGGACCCCCGTCACTAGACGCTTAAACGTCAGCCGCTTTAAGAGCAGCGTGATCAGCCGTATTAGCCGAATCCGCAGAACCACCCTGGTCAGCCGTCGAGGGAATCATCCTCGCGATTACGATCTGACCGCCAGTAGTACTGGACGCGACACCTGCGGAGGAAATTGCTGCGTCACTTACCGATGCGGCAGCGACAAGAACAGCGTCACTTCCCACATAGATAGAGCCAGCGGCAGCAACTACCACCATTTCCAGGCCGTACACTTTGCCTTGCGAGCCGTACAAATCAGTATATGCAGTCATGATTTAGCTCCTTAGGCTTCAGCGACATCGACACGCACAATGCCAAAGTCTTCATCAGACCCGGCAACTGCGCTATACCATTTCGGTTTCAGGAATCCCATAATTTTGGAGATGCTGATACCTCTCTGGTTGTCATAGTCAAAGTTTTTCTCAACCCAATCTGGATTACCCAGATCGGCCATAGCAAGCGCCTGTGCTCCGCACAGAAGCATGCAGCAACCACTTACAGTCGGTGTGCCTTCGCCCGCGAAAGCAGTCGAAGCCGTGAAGTGGGGAACATGACGGTATTCATGAATCATGATGCCGTCTACCAGCAAGGTGCTGGTTCCCGTCCACAACTGATTGTCTTCAGAACGAGGAAGTGCATGACGAGCCGCCTGCATGTAGTCAGCGTCGAGTTTCAGCGTAGCCATCACTTGCGGGGTAACGAAGATATGGAACATCTCTTCGCCGTTACCGCCACGAATACCACGGATATAGTTATCCTTGGCATACGCTTTCAGGCGCACGATGGTTTCCCAAGTGGGGGCAACCAAAGAGGCCGTGATGGAACCCGCACCCAAGCCGGAAGCAGTCCAACTGCGATGCCGGGCCGAGGAGGGGGCTGAAACGTCAGCAGCAAAATCCAACTGACCGAAAGTCGGATCACTACGTGAGCCACCCGCGGGGGTGTATCCGTATCCGATTCCTGCCAGCGTCTGGAACGCCAACTGATCAATCCGGTCCGCAAGCCAGTAAGCCAACTGGTCTCTGGATGCTTCTCGGAAATTGACAATTGACCGCTGGTCCGCCATCTTACCAGTCGTACGGTTGGCATTACGAAGTTGGTCGATGCGGATCGTTCTGTCGAACGCCCGAATCTTTTCTTCGCGGCCTTCCATCTGGTTATCGCCGGAAATACCATCACCCTCGAGATCGGTCAGCAGCGTCAGGACTGCACGCGCACCGGCCTCACCTTTGGTGAGTTCGGTGATTCGCTGAACCATCGAGTTCGCCCCCGTGCCCATGAACTTGGACAAGAAAGCGTTATTCCGAGCGACTTTCCACAGATCGCGGGACCAGACTGTTTTCTGCTCAGTGGTAAGAGCAGCAAAATTGGTCTGGGCCATTTGTGTTAATCACCTCAGTTTCGATCAGGGGCCAATCCCCCGATCTGTTAAAAAAACAACATCATTAATCGGCACTGTTTTTACTGCCGAGCACCAATGGCAGAGGTCGCTCTTTCAACGCAGAACGGAAACGTCTCGCTGTGTCGTCGCGAGCAACGAGGGTTAACACTCGGCTGTGTTCTGCCCCCCAGCGGCGGCCTGGGGTATAACGCCCGTTTGCTATATAAGGATTACTATAAGCAATGCTTATTATATAAGTAAAACCTTCTAAAAGTCAAATACTTAAATTAGATGTCTCCACGCAGCCGCGCAAGAGTAGAGGGCGGCAACGCATCAAAATCTTCCTCAGTCATAGAAAGCGGATCAATTCTTGGCGCTTTGCCGTGCGACGTACCACGATCGCCGGGTAGTTTTGGCGCTTGCTTATTTGCCGCTTCCACTTTTTTCGCGATATTGCCCGTTTCAGGAGCCGTATCAGTTCCTAGTTCCTGCGGTTCTTCCGTTTTCGGGGGCATGCGCATCGCAACGGCTTGTTTGAGCGCCTGAGCAGGTGTGTATTTAGGACGCCCTTGATCGTCAGGTATCGTTGTTAACGCGGTCATTAATTCATTGATTTCTCCCGTTAACTGAGAATCAAAAGTTGTTTCGTTCTGGATATCCAGTTCCGGGTAATCAACAATAATCTCGTTAGCAGCCTGCGCCAGTTCCGCTTGCGTGTTCTCTTTATCGCGATTCTGTTCATACGTATCCGCGATCTGTTTGTTCATTTGGGAGGCCATATCGGTCTGCTGGTGCGACAGAATCTCCTGGAACACTTCAGCCGCTTTATCGGCTTCCCCTTCCAGGGTCAGTTCCTGCATTTGCTTATATTTTGCACCGTAGTCGTACGCAGGGGCGGCTTCTTCTGGAGTCTGCGGTTTTTCTTCAGCCTTTTCGCTTTGCGCTTTGATTTGCGCCTGAAGGAACTTCATTTGTTCCTCCATCCGAATTTTTGATTCTTCCAGTTCCCGAGTTTTCTGAATCTGATTATCCAGACGGGACTTCGGAATCATATGAGGAGCTTCTTTTTCCGGCTTTTCTTCCTCCTCTTTTATTTCCGCTTTTTCTTCTACAGCAGCCTCTTTTTCTACTTCTTCTGCTTCTGCTACTTCTTCTTCTTTCGGCTCTTCTGGTATATCAGGAAGCGTGGCATTTTCATCCAATACAACAGGTTCTTCCACGGGGGCATCTTCAGGAAGAAAATCACCGCGATCCTCTGCGGCGTTTTCTGTCTCAACAACTTCTTCTACTACTTCTTCTGCTAGTGCGGCTTTGCTCATGAATTAGCTCCGGCTTTTTTGAGTTTTTCCATTTCCACTTGTAATTTCTTTTGAGTGCTGTCGCGTTCTCCCGCATTACGAATCAATGCGGTGTCAACACGGGTCGCACTCTCAAGAACCTTTTCGTCCATAGCAGATTGGGCACTAATCTGTGCCACTTTCAGTTTTGTCAGGTTATCCTGAATATTCATCAACTGATCTGCCTGAACTTTGAACTCTTCCATAGCAGCGGTTTCGTCAGTGTTCATTTCGGTTTTGGCTTTCGCCATATTCAATGCAGTGACAGACTGCAGATTTTCAACCTGTGCCTGCATCTGCTGTAGTTGCAGTTCAAACTGCCGCAGTTCAATCTCGCGCATTGCAGCCTGCATCTGCTGTTGCTCTGGCGTCAGTTCAGCAGTGCCGGTAAGTTGACGCACTTC